TTTGTGCTTCCATCATACCTCTTAACATAAGGTGCATCTCTGCTCTTCGGTTAAAGGCATATTCAGCACTAGGGTCTTTAGCTATGACCTTAATCTCTGTAGGCTTACCTCCAAAGTTTATGTCATACACAGGACATTTAAGCTGTCCTGAAAGTCTTCTCATCTTCAGTGGTTGAACAATGTGTGCTCCTCCACCTGCATCTATTCCAATAGCTTTAGCATTAAGCCTATTAGCTAGTGTGACAATGTTATTCACAATCTCAATAGCTGTTATACCATCAATCCACTCAGCAGGCTTAATGTCCTTGGTATCTACAACAGTAAAGTGGTTTTTCTTATCAACCACAGACACAGTAACCTGTATACTGTCAGAACCCTTATAGGCACTATCGACTCCGATAAAGAAGTCAAGGTCTTTGCCTCTAGTGTCAAAGCTATCTAGAATATCAGGTGATGAATCAAAGAATGAAGAACGCTCTGTAGGGAACTCACAAAGAAGGTTTTCCCTAATGGAGTCTTCGGTAATAGTAAACTGTGACCTCATTAGTTGGTCTTTAGTGTACTTAATACTTCCCTCTTCCATTGCAGTCACTACATCTAACCACATCACAAACTCATCTTCTGCTAGGTCTTCATTTACCATGAAGTCATAGAAGTTGTTAAGTGAACGTGGATTAGAAATTAGGTACATAATCAGCTTTCTACCATCATCTGACTCAAACTCTCTACGACCCATGTGACCAAGGGCAATAGGAGAAATATCAGACGCTTCATCTCCAAACATATTACCACCTCTACCAATGATATGTATTTTAGAGGGGTCAGTAAAGTTTGAACCTGCTGATAGACCTTCTAGCTTACCTCCATTTCTGAAGGAGAATCCCTCACTAGAGAATGAAGATAAACCACGCTTAAGCCTTTTGTCTACTGCTGTGACATCCTTTTCATCAAAGGACAACATAGCTTTTACATCAGGGTGAGAGTTTACTAGAATCTCTCTAGCGTGTTGAATAATAATTCCTGAATACTCTTGAGTAGAACCTACAGCATAACAGTTCTCTCCCTCATAGGCAAAATGGTTAGACATAATACCACAGAGGAATGATTTACCATAACGAGGAGTTGCTACACAGTAACCAGTTTTATACTTACCACTAAGGAAAGCTCCGAACTGTACTGCTTGTGACCACCAAAGCTCTAGATTAAACTCAGATAAGGCTGTAGTAAATCCTAGCTTGTAATACTCAAGCTCTTTCTCAAAACCTTCTCTTTCCCTAATGGTATTCCTCTTGAAGTGCTTAGGTATCTTGCCTTTAACAGCATCTCTAAGTTGCTCTTGAGGAGTTACCTGGTCAAGAAGGATTGATAACTTCTCTTTGTTGGATAATACTTTACGCTTTTGAGTAAGTGACCCAACATCTGCATCTTGGATGTGCATAGACAATATCTCCTCCAGTATAACTAAGCTCTTCTTGAATATCCACAGAAGGTGCTACATTTGAAAAGCTCTCTGTGACAGGTATTGTTGTACCATTCATAGCAAGACATGTAGGGCATGTTCTAGAATCACCAACACAGTTCCAAGTCTTAAGAATTGAGTTCTCAGTGACAATCTCAAATAACTTAGCACTTTCAACAGAAGCTTTTTCAATAAGCATCTGTACTTCACTCATAGCTATTCTATCTAGCTTGTGTCTGAAGTCAGAAAGTAAGTCATCAATGTTGACTGTCTCAGTAGAGTCAATAACCTTAGCCCTTAAGTCCTGTGCATGAGCTTCAAAAATATCTTTCAGCCTTGTGTAGTTACTTCTAGCATAGTTAGTTGTATTTACACCATTACGGACTTCAATGGTCTCTTGTGGTGTCATATCAACTCCTAGAGAGTCCAAGATATAATCAATCTCTCCTAGGAATACCTCAGAGTAGGTATCAATTAGGTAATCAATCAAAGCTTCTTCAGCACTAAGATAGTCTCCCATAGTCACAACAGATGTTGCAAACCCTTCTAGGAGACTAACTATTTCATCATAATGCTCTTTGAATAAATCTTCTTTCGGACTGTGTGATGCCATTACATATCTCCAAAGAGTTCATCAAGCTTCTCTTTAGTGTAGTTCTTAAGCTCTTCAATACCATCTTTAGTGTCATGGTTGACATTGACTGTAGTTTGTGTAGCTTTACCTTCAATACGGTCAGCCCATTCTTTACGTTCAACACTATCCTCAAATGATGCCATAATCTGAAGCATAGCATTTTTAGCAATAGGAGTACACGGAGGAATTTGACTATAGGCATGATAACCTACAGAGTTAATTAGTTCCTCTTCAACATCAATCAAACCCCAACGCATTTGGTATAGTCTTAAAGAGTCTTCATCAAGAGCACTAAGTTCTCTCATAGTCTCTGAGTAAAGTTTAGTTTTAACTGCCATGAGTCTTTCCTTTCACAAGATTAAATTACTCACACAGAAGGAATCCAACCCTCTTCAATTCAGCAGAAGTGTGAACCAAAAATATTAAATAGAGAGATACACCCTATTGGGCTTGAACCAATGACACTACGCTTAGAAGGCGTATGCTCTATCCAACTGAGCTAAGAGTGTATATGACGGATTTAACCGTCATTTAGTATTCACATGAGTGATACCTATTAACCAAAGTGCGTAGTGGGATTTGAACCCACGAATGAAGAAATATTAGAGGTAAGTCCCCAGTCGGATTTGAACCAACGTTCCTAGGGTTGCAATCTAGAGCCTTACCAGACTTGGCTATGAGGACATTTTCTTACTCTGTAGTAAGAAGATGCTTTGTCCTTAATACTATAACCTTTAAGATAGTTTCTTATGGTAGCTCTGCAACAATTAAGCATTTTAGCTATCTCTATTTGAGAATAACCACGCTTAATCAAACTTCTAATCTCTTCAACATCAAGATTTAGTTTGTTTGTGCATTGTCTTCCATACGTTATAGTATTAGGGTTTCTAGCATTTTCACTAGCAGTAACTCTTCTAAGGTTACTAAAGTGATTGTTAAGCTTATTGCCATCTATATGGTCTATCTGTAGACCATCATTTGTGTCAAATTTGCTTACATTTACAAAATAGCTAAGATGATGACCTGAGAATTGTACTGTTTTGTTATCAATACGCAGTCTATACATGATATAACCTTTTTTGCTAATGTATGGTTTTAACTTTCTAAGTTTACCATACTTGTGGCTATATACATTACCATACTCATCTACTGAGTAATTATCATCAAACTTAATCATTTTGCAACCTCTAATAAATCTTTGTGTTAAGCCTCTTCATCATACGCACACAAACCTACAGGGAGAATTACTCCCCATAGGAACTGTAAGGAGGTG